GCTGTGGTCGAAATGATTGGTCCTGATGGGTTTGTCAATGTCAGATTAAAACCACGTGCATCGTTGGCCACTGTTTTGTAACCTTTCCAGTTAGAACCATCACTGATCATGATGTCAACTTGATCAGTGGCTGAATAATACCATAGACGTCCATCAGCAGGATCTTGATCAGGTGCTTCGTCGGAAGCAGTGTAAGTCAATGCTACCCAGTTGCTGAGAGTAATACCGTTGGCTACGTCATCTGGAGTGGTATATTTTATTCCTTCTACTGATACGTTAAAACCGCCATCGGCCACTGGTGTTCCATTGGTGTCAACCAACGCTATAGAACCACCCTGTGTGTGCTGTATCTGCACTGCGCCATCGCTGGTCACCGAGGCTGTTGTATTTGCCACGTTGGCACCTAAGAAAGCAGTAACAAAATCAGTAGCAGTAGTGCCACCTAGAGTAGCAGTCACGGGTGCGGTCAAAGTGTTGCTGTTCTTTGCACTGGCAGAAATTGTAAACGTGTCTCCGGGAGTAAATGTTGGAGATGTGTCATCGCCAGTTATGATTGTAGAACCTGATTGTAAGCGTTCAAAAATCTTGAGAGTAAATGTGTCATCTTGGTTAACATCATACTGAGCATAGGTAATACCAGCAGTGATGTTACGACCACCACCTGCTGGATCAAGAGCTTTGTTTGCACTCTGATCGTTTTCATACACCGGACAGTTTTGCTGTACAAATAACCCAAGAGTTGCATTGAATTTCTTAACAACCAGGTCAGTGCCCTGATTGACGTTGTTGGTTTTGTTCCATACTGAACCTGATGGATGTGGTTCTGGGCTAGATGATCTCCATTGTGGTACTGTAAAGTTTGGAGATGCTTGTAGCACAGGAGCATAATAAATGCGTGAAGTAATGCCAACTGCTGCCAATAATCCACCAGCACCAGCCGTGATATCAAGAATACCATTGTTGCTGTCAGTTGATCCGTCGTTGGTACCACGGCTATCAATGTAAATCACTAACTTACCACTGACGTTTTGAGCACTGATACCCGAGTTGCTAGGCATAGCAGAGTTGATAGTTGTAGCCAGTTGAGTTACAGTTGTACCTGAAAAGTTGATCAGCACATCGTTGAGGAAGAATGTGCCAGCACTCAAAGTTGGATTGGTAGCTGTACCAATCACTGATGGCCATGAGTTCTTCCAATCATCGCTGCCTACCAATACCCAAGAGTTGGCAGCAACAGTGGGATTACTTACTGTATTACCAGCAGTTTTGTAATACACTGGATTATTTGAGTTGGTTGCCACCACTGCGTAATCACCAATATTGCCAATGGAATCTTTTGGTACTCCACTGTCAAGATCCGTGGTGCTGGTAATCACAATAGGAGTCTTGAGAGTAAACGCCGAAGTTGTATAGCTCCACTCAAAAATGCCCCAGGCAGAATCCAAAGTGTCTAACCAGTATGTTCCATTGTCTGGACTACCAGTTGGACGTGTCAAGCTGGCTGTGAGTTCGCTGAGGTCAATGTCTGCACGTTGTACATAGCAACGATTAGAAATACCCAAGGCTGAATAAGCGGCAAGCAACCCGTACTCATTGAGTTCGTACCCGTTGATTGGTGTACCAGCAGTGGTTTGGTAGAAGAATGGATTACCAAACGTATTAACCAAATCTCTCTGTGAGGAGATTAAATAAACTTTGCCAGCATTGATTGCTGTGGTGCCGGCTGCAACGCCTACACCGCTACCACTGATCTTGTTCTGCGCTGTGGCGATCAAGATAAATGGTACTGAATTAGTTGGGGCTGGTAAGTAGTTACTTTCGTCAATGATTGTAACTTCTACGCCTGGGGAAACTAGTGCCATGTGTCTGTTCCTTTAATAAAAAGTGCTATTCATATTTAGCGGCAGGCACCAAAACCGCCGTCTAACCTTGCCCTTACGTAAGGTTTTGCGGTAAATAATCCTATGTCAAGACCACTATGCAAAGCCTGCGACAAGAGACCAGCGGCAATAAACTGTTACAAAGAGGATCGAGTTTATTATCGAAGCTGTTGTGATACTTGTATACGAAAAGGTCGCAAACAAAAACCAGCTGTGCCTAGATGGCAATCAGCTGGTTATAAGAAAAAAATGACCTGTGACCGATGTGGATTTAGAGCCAAAAGTGCCGCACAAATCTTAGTGTATCATGTGGATGGCAACCTCAACAACACTGAGCTACGCAATCTCAAAAGCATTTGTTTAAACTGCACAGTAGAAGTTACTCGAAGCGATTTGCCTTGGCGTCGTGGAGATCTTGAAGAAGATCGTTGACTTGTTTGTACAACTCGTCTAAACTTCCATTGTTGTCTAATACAGCATCAAAATCAGTACCCACCCAAGCAGTTTCGCTGGCATGTATGTTAAATTTTTCTAGACGGTCTTTGCTCAAGGCCCAGGCTATGTGTTTTGGCCCTGCGTTTACAGCCACAGCATCGTCATACCACTCGGGCTCGGGTCCACGAACAACACGCAGTACAATACCGCCTTGATTGCGAATGGCTTTGATTTCATTGGGAAAACGACAGTCAGAAATTACCACATCATCAGAACTATTTCGTAGTTTGTTTTCCAAGCTGGCAATCCAAATGTCATCATGAAATCCTTTGCGACAAACTTCTGTGCCCCAGTACTGTAAGATCCAGCGTGGAGTTATTGCTTGGTTTAAGCGTTTGCTCCACCATTCATCTACTTGTTCGCGCCACTCACGGGCTTGTTTAGTGCGCCCTTCCAGCATGGTGCGATCCCAGCCAAATACTGCGGCTACAGCATCTTTTAGGGTGTTGGCGAAACTTTCTCTGCGAAATTCATGGATGTTCACAAGATAGTCTGCTATGGTGTCTTTTCCTGAACCAATGAATCCACATACTCCAATGATCATTGTTGATCCTTTAAAAAATTTAAAATATTATCTATTAGGGCCGGGTAAAAACTTGGATCAGGGTGTGTAGTGTCGGGATATTTTTGCTTGTCCGAGCGCATAAAAATTTCTAATTTGTCTGTTTTTTGTAGTTCATCCAAGGCCTGTTGTGACTTGTATTCCTTGTTATGAGTCAACATTCTGACCAGATGATGGGTGTAACAGTTCAATGGCATATCCTCAAACTCAAAGCCACTGATCTGTTTGTTCCAACTGTCAATTTTATACCGGCAAAAACTAAAGTCGTTAATGGATGGCGAAAGCGGTGCCGCAGATCCTATCACCAAAAACGGCGTGTGATATTGTTCGTACAACTCCTGTGCGTAACGATAGTTTTGGGTGTTTAAAAAATGCAGGTCGTCGACCAAATTTTTCTTTCCAATATCAGAAAAATACAGAGACGGTATGTTGTCAAAACTGTATATCATGCTGACAAATTCAGAATAGTCTCTTGCTGGTTCTGTATGAAACCAAATGATGTAATCAACCTTGTCTTTTTCTAAAAGTGTGTATTGCAAATTTTGTAGCTGTCCATGATTACTTGAACCGCCCTTGGCTAAGTTGATTACGCTGTGACCGCCCTTGCCCAATAAATTTTCAATTATTTCTATGTAAGGCTCCATGCCGGCCCAACTGTCACCTATCACACAAAGCTTCATACAAGTTCCTTTATTTTGAGCATTTGTAATGAGTCGTGCAGTAAATCAATCTGTCTGCGACAATCTTCCAGCGCATGATGGCTGGCAGGATATTTGTTTAATCCGGGACACAATCCATACACTGTACGAGCATCACGCACCACATAGTATTTCCATGGCAGAGCCAGTCCATAGCTTTTGTAGGCATGTTCTAGTATGTTCATGTCAAAGGTAGGTCCGTTGGCCCAGATGCGCTTGCTGTGCCATATCAACAGGCCCAGTTCATCTAGAGCTTGCTTGAGTGGGATACGGCCTTGTTCGTTAAACGCTTCTTCTTTGGCAGCTGGTGGTTGTGTGGCCCACCAATCAATGGTACCTTGTTCAATGTTGCGATCAGGTTGGCTATCTATGTCTACTCTTGCATAGTATTGTTGATTATGGTAACCACGAGAGAACGGGTCAAAGGCCTGCGCGGCTATGGTTAAGATACAGGCTTCAGGGCCTGTGCCCACGGTTTCGATGTCAATCATTAAGTCCATGCTGTATTATAGCATGAGTTTAGATTGTTTCAAAGAGGGGATTTAACCTATAACAAAGGTCAAGGCCTGAGAACCATCAATGTAGAGTTTGAGATCCTCAATTTTAAGATCCATTTGAGCCTGAGCTTCGGCTTTGAGAGCGGCACCGTTGAGTGTGGTTCCGCCCTGTGGACCTGCAATCTGAGCAAACTTTTCACGGGCTTCGCCAATGATCATTTTACAAGCCGCAACCATGTAGTCACGAATCCATTGATTGATTTGATAGTTGCTGAGTAATGCAATTTCTGGTTTGAGTTGATAAACCCATAGCAGGATGACCTCACCTGTGCCTTTTGGATCACGCATAAACTGTATTTGCTTGGTGACAGGATTGTAGGTGTAGTTTAAGAATCCGCCAAACATACGAGCGGCTAACTCTACATATTGAGTGTAGAAGTCGTAGGTTGCAAGTCCGCCTGCTGAACTGTAGTTCAACAAATAAGTGTTTAATGTGGCCGATGAGAACGGATCAAAACTTGAAGAATACGGTCCTTGTGAGTTGCCAATGGTTCTACGAAAGGCCTGACGCACAGTATTAACTTCTTGAGGAAGTGTGTAAATGTTGACATCGTCCAACAGAGTTAAAAAGATATAGCATTCCTCATAGGCATTCTCTGCTCGTTGGCGGTAAGTGCCAATGGTGCGCTGATATGCCGCTTCGTAGTGCGCTGGGTCCAACTCAAGATCAACAATGTTATCACCCAAAGTTAGGCGTACATACTCAATGAGATTTTGCTTGAGTGTTTCTAGTGTTGATTCGTTTTGATCCGGCATTGGGAACTCCTGTTCCCTGTATTTACCAGGCTTTGAGTATGATCAAGTTCTCATTGCCACGTCCATTGAACTTGATTTCCGTGGCTTTGATATCCTTGAAATACTTGCGCTGTGCTGGTTTTCCGCCACTTAGCAAGGCCTTGATTTGTTCTGCTGGTTTGCGCAGAGTTTTTTGATTGGTAGTACCTGTGTCAAACCCTACAATGCTGGATCCTTTGATGGAAAAACTGCCCATGTGCTGATCTGACGTAACATGTATGAGCTTGCGTTTTTTGGTATCGTACAGCCAGGCTTCTGACGCACCCACCAGTTTGGTTGGAGACTCTGATACCAGTTTGAGCTCAGCAAAGTCCTTGAGGTACTTAAACTTTGCGGCCAGTTTTTCTGGACTCACTGCTTTTTTAGCTCTGGGCTTGCGTTCCACTTTCTTGATCTGCACATAGTTACCGCAGTCAGCAATCACTTGCTCTGAGAACTTGACAAAGTTCTTGAGTTGATTTTTTGTAAAACAACCGTAGCCTTCGACCAACTGTGCATCTTTGCCTGTGAGTACTTCTTCAAACTCAGTTTGACGTTTTTTCCAGTCCTGCACAATGGTACTCACCATCTGTGGTGCAATGTTCATGCCACGCATGAGAGCAATGGGCTTGTAGTCTGCTGACATTTTGGCACCAGCAGTGACAAAGTCATCAAACATGCCTTCGATTTCGCCAGCACATTCTGCAACCTTTTCACGCAGTCGATCTTGAATGGTAACTCGTGCAGTTTCTGCTTGTTGTTCGGCCTTGGTATCTGCAGATTCCTGAGCCTTG